GGCGACCTCTCTTTGAGAGTGATCTTCGGATTGTCTCGGGCCTTTCGTCGGGCTCTATTTCAAGAGTATATTGTAGAACGATGCTGCGAACAATATATGACGCATTTAGCAGTTGTAGTGAGTTTGAACTTTCTAACTACGTAAAAGACAAAGATCATATTTTTAATTTTAATTAATAGTTTAAAATATACTAAAGAACGGAAAGTTTTTATTTTAGTGAAAAAATTGTTTTTATGAAACTAAACTTATTAACATTATACACAGTTACGTCTTATTCGTACTAAAGATTGGCAATATCAAGTCTATGAACGTAAGAAATAACACCTCAAACATTATATGATCACTCATAAAGATAGTTGACATCTTGTGGTGCTTGAACTAATCTGATTTGATTTATTTCGGATGATCAATCACATGTTAGGTTTGATCCCTAAATTTATGATATCTATTTATAATGGCCTGTGGTATGCAGCAGAACAGATACATGATAAGCCTTGTGAAACATCAAGTAAATGTGGAGTTTCGATCAAGTTACTAATTTATTATTAGCCTGTGTGATAAAAAATACATCACAGTAAAGATAAAGAGGAAACACTATTCGGGCATATTCGAGCAGCTTGGATTCGTTAGGATTCGATAGGGAGTAGGCGGTCGCTAAAAGATATTGATAATGTGTATAAAGCGTGAAGGTTATAAGTGAATTGAAAAAGGACTGAATTTTAACAATGTAATTATTCTATTGGTCACAGAATGATTATAAGATCGAAAGATAGAAATTGACATATTATAGTTTAAATTTATTAATTACCAAAAACATTATGAAACAATGAAGTGAATGGTCAGAACATAAAACAAAACAAATTTAATAATTAGGGCGTGATGCCTACAATGAGTGAAATTAATGAAATTAAGTACAGTACGAAAAATGTGGAAGACCAAGAAAATATTGTATCTGATGAAGATACAAAAATAAAAAATGAAATGAATCAAAATGAATTACTCTTATTACGATTACAATTAATTGAAAAAGAAAAAGAGTTATTACATTATAAAAATAAACTGAATAAGTATAAATTGAAAGAAGATATCTACTTAGAAGCTATTAATAATAAACGTGTTAGTAAAAATCCTTACACTGATATATTTATATTAAATAAACCTTCTGAAGAAAAAGATATTGAACTAATTCATAACGATGAATTAAAAGAATCAGTTATACGAAACGTTGGTAGAGCGGTTATTGCTGATCCGCATTATGATAAAGCATTATTGGATAGAGATGATGCACGTGACGTTATTATGTATATTTATAATAATTTGTTAAATAAAGAAGTTGCAAATGATGCATTTAATATTTTATATAGTGAAACTCGCGGAATACCTAATACTTTTTTGACTAAAGTAGTTGATGTTATAGGTGAGTATGTTTATGGGCCGAATAATTATATTGGTCCTTTTAAAACAGGTTACGCCGAAGGTAGTTTAGAAGATATTTTGACAAATGCTGCTGCTTTATCAGAAGTAGATGCTCGTGCTCGTGTACACGATGTGGCTACAGCGATAAGTGATCAAGAAAATCTTATATCAAAAGATTTACCTACTGAAACACGTGTTGCTAGTCAATTATTTTCGCCTGGTTTTCATGCTGGGTATAGTAGGAAGGGTAGAGATAGGCATGAACAGATTAAATTATCTGGTGATGTTGAAGAAAATCCAGGTCCTCGTTTTCAAAAACCTCCTAAACGTACACTTTTAGATAGAGCTGAAGAAATGAATGAATTTTATAGAACAATGTGTTGGAAAGCATATTCTACTTTAGGTTATGATGCTGAAGATTTAGTCAATTATAGTATTAATAAGTATGGTATGAATCAAGCAAATCAATTTTGGACTGATGCTATGGCTGAAGCTGATAGCAGTGGTGATGTATTAGATGAAAATTTGATTAGAACTTTATTAATACGTGGTGGTGTTGAGCAAAATCCTGGACCACCTTCAAATCAAGATATAAATATGAAAGAGCTGATTGATAAATCTAAAACTGTTGAAATTACTCAAAAATCAAAAGCGTCAGCTTTTTTAGATAAAAGTGTAAATGCAAAATATAGCACATGTGCTTCTAGTTTTAAACCAAATACTTATAGATTTGATACACCCGGTGCTGAGATGGATAAAATTTTAGAATTCGCTTCAAATCCTTGTAATGCTAATTCTTTTTTAACAGCAGCTATAGGTGATGATGTTGTAAATATTCAAGGTTATATTAATGATATGTATGGTTCCGTTCCATTAGTATCAGCTTTAGATAATCGTACAGATATTGCAGTGCCAAGTAGTAATAACATAATGATTGCAGGGTATAATACAGCAGGTACAAATAATGCAGATTTTATGAATTCTGGTGCAAGATTATTTAGATATAGTTTACAGAATAAAGAATTGCGGAGTAAGTTATCAAATGGTGATTTGGGTGCAGGGTTGGATGGAGCAACAAAGATATTTACGGATTTTTTGGCTGTAGGTAGAACAAATACAAATGCGTTGTCTGGTGATCCAATGTTAGAAATTAATTCAAGAATAGTTGCTGCGGATTTTGGTGATTATATAAATTTATCAAAATTATTAGCGTATACTTCAATGACAGAAGCAGCTTGGGGTAGTGTATTAGATAGGAATGTACCTGATTTTATGTGTAGAAGTCGAAGATGTAGGAATGGTGCAAATGGTTGGTTTCCGGGTAGTTTAAATGCTTTTGTTCAGGATGCAGCGCGAGTACCGGTTATTAATACATGGTGGATGAATCAAACAGATTTGAGAGAAGTATTAATGGGTACAATTACTTTACCAAACGGTTTAATATGGAATGATGTTAATGAATGTGCATTTATACCGATTAGTCGTGGCTACAGTTTAGATGCTATGGCATTAATTACTATGTGTTATTTAGAATATCCAATATTTACGACAAATGTTGCAGGAAATTTTGATGAAACAGTGAAAATGAATGTTACGGGAACTGCGCCTACGATAACAGCTACTAGTTTGAATAGAGTTGCAACTGAGCAAATGCGTGTGGATGGTCCAAAATTTAATATAATATATTTAATTACAGATAATTCTGATGATAATTTACAAGTTGGTCCAGCGTTATATGCACAAAATGCATTTACTGGCGTTGCTATTGATATGGCTGCAACTTTGGAGAATTACTGGAATAACAATATTGCGGTAAATGTTTGGGGTGGATACGCTGAAGCTATGGAATATTTTCTAAAATTTTCGTCTGCTGATGATTGGGTTGCGTCGTGTGTAGTTGCTAGTACTTTAATTAAAACTAGGTGTGCATATCCTATGAATCAATTAGTAGGAGGAGCCGTTCTTGCAAGTATACCTCAACCTGTTATGGAAGCTGCTGTTGTTACAAATGTAAACATTCCGATGTACGAGCTACCAAATGTTGCTGGTCGTAGTTTAAATTATTATTCTTACCTAACATTGTTGCCGCAATATAATTGTTTTGGATTTCCAGATAGTAGAAATGTTAGGCCTGCGTTAGCTGTAAATAATCAACCGAGAGCACCAAGTATTACGATAGGTTTTTTTCAAGATAATACACCATTATTGCGTTATGGTATTATGTTAGGATGTATAAGAAAAAACGTGTTAAGTGGGACAACTGTAAGCGCGATGTATAAAGCTAATCGTCGACCAATTGTTTATAGTTTATTTAAAATTTTTGAAATTATAGCTGATATGGCTGGTACTTGGTATCAAGATCGTAGAATAGCGAATATGCATATATATCAAACTGGGGCTTTAACCACTAATAGGAGAGCACAAATACTTAGTACACTTGCTCAGCATACTAATGATTGGCAAAGAACTTTATGTGGTATACCTTTTTTGCGTTGTGGTGCTAGTCAAATGCCAGTTGATTCAAATAATTTATCTTTTGTAAATGTAGGTAATGGACCGGCTTGGTTAACATCAATGTTAATATTGAACAATAAATATATATATGATAAATATTATGTTGTACCGTGTCAAACAAATATGATTTATGGAAAGATATATGATAAAGGCTGGGAGCAAGCATTTACACCACAGTTTCAAGTTTTAGGGTTACCTATTGCTGGTCCGGGTTCTCAATGTGTTCCGAAAGCAACTATGTATAGAGATGTTCAAGATCATGGTGATGCTAATGCTGAGATTATGTATGCTATAAGTCGTATGAAACATTATGCTGATCCAGGAACAATTAATTCATATTTAAATATATATATGTGTGATACTGCTAGAAAAAATGCTATGACCTTAAGACCAATTACACAATTTTGGTCAGAATTATTAGCATGTACATCAGCTACATTTCCAATATCTAATTGGAGTTTATCTCGATCAGGATTAATAACTACAGCTCCTTTTTATCCTGCAGAGTACAATCCTATTGATGGTTTATTTTTAACAGTTGGTATTTCGAATAATGGTTATATAACAAGTTATCAACCAGGATATTCGTTGGAGGGTGTTGGTAGTGCAAATGCTATCAATACAGATTCATTTTATGCACCTGGTGACAAGGAATTGACCTTGTCGTCAAGTTCTAATCTTTTTTAGAACAACCAGGAACACTCTTAGATTTGAAAAAATTAGATGAAGGAATTGAACCTAAAAGGTTTGATTATATAAAACGTCCCGAATCTAAGAGATTAAATATAGGACGAGTAAGTTGGGAGGAAAACTATGAAAGGTTAGATGATTGGACAAAAAACAGGATTAGGTATCATAATAAGGATACGTTATTATATGATGTAGGAACACCTGATCGTAATATAGGTTACTCATTATATAGAGAAAGCTTAATACATGCGGGAAAGGAATACTTGATTCATCGTTATAATTTAGATTCAATTGCTGGCGATGTTGTTAAGTGTAAGAAATTGAGTGAGTTTATAAAAAAGAGAGGTGAAAAAGAAACAGAAGATTGGCGTTATTTAGTTGATTTACAACGATTAGGTGATTTTCTGCCTTATAAAGAAGAATCTGATTTTGTAGAAGATATAAAAGATTGGGTACAACGAAAACCTAAACATAGTTGGAATGGTAGTGAAGATGAATGGTATAAACGGTTTGAAGATACTTTAAAAATGTTGTTATTGCGTAATGGTAAGAGGCCTGACAAAGTAATGACAATTGATGAGTTCGTTCGAAACGGCGATATCTGGTGTACTAGTGGTAGTGGTTTTGAGCCGGAGAGTGAAAAATTAAAAGTAACCGACAAATATAGAGATAAAATATTTGATGTTAAAAAGAATAAATGGTCAGTCAGATGGTCATTATCTAACTATAAAGTTAAACGATTAATGTATAAAAAAAGAAAACAAATTTGTAAAGCAGTGCAGAAAAGTGAACCTGGTAAAGTCAGGGCAGTTATTTCATCGGATTTAGCTTTGTATTTAAAAATGTCTTATGTATCACAGTTTTTAGAGAAAAGTTTAGCTGGTAGTAAATTATCAACATTATGGATGTCAAAAGATGACCGTTTTGATCTTTGGCAATCGATGGGTTATGACGGTACATGGCGTATGCCTTTAGATCAGTCTGAATTCGATAAAAATGTGAGTATACGGCAGATAAAGATAATTTTAAAAGTTATTCGATGGTATTTAGAATATATGAATGCGAGTGATGAAATTTTAGATATGATGGATTTAATTATTTATGGTTTAGATGGTGGTTATGTATTGATAGGTGGGCATAGAATTGAAATTATGAACGGTGTATTAAGTGGTTGGCGTTGGACTGCTTTATTTGATACTTTAGTAAATTTAGTGGAAGTTTTTATGGCTAAAGATTGGGTAGAAGAGAACAGTAATATACGTGTTGATTTTTTAGGTTTAAATGCTCAAGGTGATGATGATTGGTTTAAATTTAGAACAAGAAAAGAAGCTATTGCTATGTGGTTAGCATATGAAAGTTTTGGTTTAGATGTCAATCCAGGCAAGTTCTTTTTATCAAAACATAGAGATGAATATCTACGTCGTGTTATGGATAAAGATG